TGGATACACAGAAAGTGGCATTGACTTTATGCATTTGATGACAGCATCAAGAGCAGTTAGCGCAGGTTCCACTCTACCAGTATTAGCAATTCGTTTGAAAAATACATTCCAATCTTATCCAAACAGAATTTCTGTCAAGTTGAATAATATTGCTCTGTATCCAACTGGAGAGACGATGGCATTTCAAATTGCTAAACTACCTAGCGAAGCAAGTTTGGAAGGAACACTTACTTGGACCGATGTTGATGCTGATAGTGGCGTTCAATATTCTGTAGGTGCTACTGGTTATACAGCAGCAAATCGTGATGTCTTATTTGGTGGTTATGTAACTGCTGGTTCTTCACAAAACTCTTTAGGATCTGCTTCAACAGGTTCTATTTCAGCAGCAAAGAAAAACATTATCGTTCAAAATTTTGACTCAAGTTCATCTGAAGTATATGTTGTATTGGTAACGAACATGGGTAATAACTCTGGAACAATCAGAGCAGGTCTTCAGTGGAGAGAGATTTACTAATGAAAAAGAAAGTACCTACGGAGCAAGAGATTGCTAAAAAACATAGCGTGTCTGTTGAAACTATTATCAAACAGGCTGAAGTTGGTTCAACAGTAGAACGTGAACATGTCACTACACATGATGAAGCATATGGAATTGCTTTGCAACATTTAGATGAATTTCCAAATTACTACACACACTTACTCAAAATGGAAAAACAATTAAAGGCAGAACATAAAAAGAAAAAAACTTTCAAGGAGATGCGTCAGATTTTAGAAAATCACATTGCTGTTGCTATGGGCAAAGAGATTGATGATGAAGGTGGAATGATTATGAGTCAACTTGATACTATCGAAGATGCAGTCAACCGTCTTCGTTTAGTTGTTAGAAATCCAAAGATGCAACTACCTGGATGGGTTCAATCTAAAGTAACACTTGCCACTGATTACATCGATACTGCTGCTGATTATATGACAAGCAAGAGCGAGTAATTGTGTATAAATTATAACTTGACGATACAACATTTACCTATATAATATCATTACCGTCTCAAGGTAAGACACATGGATACTAAGAATTGCCCTAAGTGTGGGGCTTGCTGGATTGGAGGTCAACACTTTTGGGTTGGCACAAATAAGAAGGGAAATGAAACTGAACTCGCTTCTTTGGTGTGTGATAAGTTTGGAGATGATACATGTATCAATCCACACAAAGGAACTACAGATGGTAAGGGGTGGGAAAATAGATTAAATAATATGAATACTATTGATAAAGATATACAGAGGACTTTGAATGAGTAGTGATCAAATTTATTTGGGGAACCCGTTATTAAAGAAAGCGAACGTTCCCTATAATTGGACAAAGCAAGAAATTAAGGAGTATATTAAGTGCAAAGAAGATCCTGTATATTTTGCTCTTAATTACGTCAAGATTGTTTCGGTTGATGAAGGTCTAATTCCTTTCAGAATGTATGACTTTCAAAAAGATTTAGTTCGCAAATTTCATGACAATCGATTCAATATTGCTAAGCTACCAAGACAGACAGGGAAATCAACCGTTGTGGTTTCCTATCTGCTTCACTACGCTTTGTTTAATGATAGTTCTAACATTGGTATTCTAGCAAACAAAGCTTCAACTGCTAGGGATCTTTTAGGAAGATTGCAGACAGCATACGAGAATCTTCCTAAGTGGTTACAGCAAGGTGTGATTGCGTGGAACAAAGGATCGATGGAACTTGAGAATGGTTCCAAGATTATGGCAGCGTCAACCTCAGCATCTGCCGTCCGAGGAATGTCATTCAACATCATTTTCTTGGACGAATTTGCTTTCGTTCCAAATCATATTGCTGACGACTTTTTCTCATCTGTATATCCTACCATTTCATCTGGTCAGAAAACAAAAGTTATTATTATTTCCACGCCTTATGGTATGAACCACTTCTATAAGTTGTGGGTAGATGCTCAAAACCAAAGAAACAATTATATTTGGACCGAGGTTCACTGGTCAGAAGTTCCTGGTCGTGATGCTAAGTGGAAAGAAGAAACTATTAAAAACACTTCCGAGCGTCAGTTCACTCAGGAGTTTGAATGTGAATTCCTAGGATCGGTTGACACACTTATCGCTGCTTCTAAATTAAGATCACTTGTATTTGATACTCCGATTAGTTCAAATAAAGGATTAGATGTTTACGAAAAACCAAATGAGAAGAGTGAGTATATTATTACCGCTGACGTTAGTAGAGGAATTGGCGGTGATTATTCTGCTTTTATTATTTTTGATATTACAACTGTTCCTTATAAAATAGTTGCTAAGTATCGAAACAATGAAATAAAGCCAATGCTTTTCCCAAATATTATAAACGATGTTGCAAGAGCATATAACAATGCATATGTTTTATGTGAAGTAAATGATGTGGGAGATCAAGTAGCATCTATTTTAAATTTTGATTTGGAGTATCCAAATGTTTTAATGTGTTCAATGAGAGGTCGTGCTGGACAAATTGTTGGTCAAGGGTTCTCTGGAACTAAAACTCAACTTGGATTGAAAATGTCTGTCACTGTTAAAAAAATTGGATGTGCTAATTTAAAAACAATGGTGGAAGACGATAAACTATTGTTTAGAGATTATGAAATTATATCTGAACTTACCACATTTATTCAGAAAAAGCAATCGTTTGAAGCAGACGAAGGATTTCATGATGACCTTGTAATGTGTCTTGTAATATTTGCTTGGTTGGCAGTACAAGATTATTTCAAGGAGATGACAGACAATGATGTACGTCAAAGAATTTACGAAGAGCAAAAAAATCAAATTGAACAAGATATGGCTCCATTCGGATTCATCACAACTGGATTAGAAGGAGATGAAGGATTTGCTAGTGATGGCACTATATGGTATGGAGATACTCAAGAAAATGTTTCATACATGTGGGATTTCTAATGGATTTAGAAGATCAATTTTCTTTAGACTTTTTACTTTTTAAAGAACGAAGATGTAGATCTTGTGGAAACATAAAAGATTTGATGTCAGACTTTTATCTAACTAGAAAAGATAGATCTTCTTCACTATCTGCATATTCATATGAATGTAAAAAATGTACTATAGACAGAATAAGAAGATATAGAAAGCATAAAGATTATATTGATAACTCGGTATATCCTGATTGGTGATTGTTCATGTATTGTTTCCCCACTTGAAGAATGCAAAAACATAAATAATTTTAGATTAATTTGGATACCCAAAGGAGAAAAAAATGGCAAGTCAAGTCTCGCCTGGTATTGTTCTAAAGGAGCGTGATTTATCTAATGCGGTTGTTACAGGTGCTCAGCAAGTTACTGCAGCTATCGCATCAACATTTGCTAAAGGTCCTATAAACACAATTGTTAACGTAAGTACAGAAAAAGAGTTTCGTTCAGTTTTCGGAGACCCTACATCAGCAAATGCTGAGGACTGGTTCGTTGCTTCAGAATATTTAAACTATGGCGGTAGACTAGCTGTAGTAAGAGCAGAAACTGGTACTTTAAATGCAACAAGTGGAGAGGAAGGAGTTCTAGTACAAAATGATATTGATTGGGAATCTGGCTCTGGAAATGCATATGGATTTGTAGCTAGATCTGCTGGAACTTGGGCAAATGCTTATAGAGTTGCTGTTGTTGATAGAGGAGCTGATTATATTTTAACTTTAGAAACTGCTCCAACTACAGCTCCAGCACAAGGAGATGCAGTTTCATTAAGTGACGGAACAAATGAAGAAACAGGAGTTGTTTTAAATTGGACCGCATCAACAAAGAAATTAGAAGTTATTTTAGATGACCCTACTGCTACAATCGTAGCAACTGATTGGTCATTTGTATCAGAAGGCGATAATATCACTATTACAGCTGCACAAAATTGGTACTTAAATACTAAGGTACAAGGTACTGAAGTTTTTCTTTCCCAAGTTGGTCCTAGACCAGGAACATCTGAATTTGCTTCTGCAAAAGGAATTAAGTATGATGAAGTTCATGTCGTTGTAATAGACAAAAATTCAAATATCGTGGAAAGATTTTTATATCTTTCCAAATTAACTGATGCAAAGTCTCCACAAGGAAATACAATTTACTACAAGACTGCAGTAAATCTACAATCACAAAATATTTTTGTTGGATCTGGTCCATCAACAACTATTGATCCTTCTTCAACTGGAGCTGGTGAGGGATGGGGACAAGCTTCTTCTGCATTAGCAAGTGGAGATAGATTTGCATTGTCAGCTAATTTATCAACATCATTAACAAATGGAACTGATGATTATGCATACACTGTAACAGAAATTTCTGATGCCTATGATTTATTCTTAGACACAGAAGAAGTTGTAGTTGATTTTGTTCTAATGGGTGGTTCGATGGCAACCGAAGCTAATACAAAATCAAAAGCATCTAAAGTAATTGCTTTAGCTACTGAAAGAAAAGATTGTGTAGCTTTTGTTTCTGCCCATAAAGGAAATCAAATTGGTACTACCGAAGGAGCTTTGACTTCAACAGCTCAAAGAGATAATACCATTGCATTTTTCAATGGATTAACTTCTTCTTCGTATGCTGTGTTTGATAGTGGATACAAATATTTCTATGATAGATTTAATGATAGCTACAGATATATTCCATGTAATGGAGATGTAGCTGGTCTTTGTGTAGCCACATCAGCTACATTAGATGATTGGTATTCACCAGCTGGATTAAATAGAGGTTCACTCAGAAGTGCTATTAAACTAGCATTCAATCCAAATAAAGCTGATAGAGATGCTCTATATCAAAATAGAATCAATCCTATTGTTTCTTTCCCTGGTTCTGGAGTAACTCTATTTGGAGATAAAACTGCTCTATCTTCACCTTCTGCTTTCGATAGAATTAATGTTCGTCGTTTGTTCTTGAATGTAGAGAAGAGAGTAGGAAATCTAGCCAAGCAAATTTTATTCGAGCAGAATGATGTATCCACCAGATCATCTTTCTCAAGTGCGGTTAATTCTTATTTGAACGAAGTTCAATCAAGAAGAGGCATTACTGACTTCTTAGTTGTCTGCGATGAAACAAATAACACACCAGATGTTATCGATAGAAATGAATTTGTTGCTGAATTGTTTGTTAAGCCAACACGCTCAATTAATTACATTACAATTACATTTACCGCCACTAAGACGGGTGTTTCTTTCAATGAAGTTATTGGTCAATGATTTTTTCAATCACAACAACAGAGGTATTAAAAAATGGCACCACTATCAAGCACAATAAGTAATTTCATCTCTAACATTGGACAAGGCGTTAAGCCTAATATGTTCCAAGTTGAAATTAATTTTCCACAATCTGGAGTTCTCTCTGGAGGCAATCAACTAAAAACAGTAGACACGACTGAAATCGGAACAGTAAATTTACTTTGTAAGGCAGCTGCTTTACCAGCATCAAACACTGGAGTTATTGAAGTTCCTTTTAGAGGAAGAACTGTAAAAATTGCAGGAGACCGTACTTTTGATACATGGACTCCAACATTTATTAATGACAAAGATTTTGTTATCAGGTCAGTTTTTGAAAGCTGGTCAGAAGCTATCAATGGTCATGCTGGAAATACAGCATCTTTGTTTACTCCAGATAATGCAACTGGCTATACTGCAGATATTCTAGTACACCAACTAGAAAAAAATTCCGACACTGCTGCACCATCAATTTTAAGAACATACAAACTTTGGTATGCGTTCCCAACAAACGTTGCACAAATTGATCTTGCATATGATAGCAATGATCAGATTGAGGAATTTTCAGTAGAATTCCAGTATTCCTATTGGACCACTATTGCTCCAGCAGGAAATACGAGAAAGGGATTATCTACTCGTCAAATTAATTCTGACGCTACCACAAAATAAATTAAATAAATAGAGTATATCAATACTCTTTTATATAATACAATGAGTCAACTTTTTGGATTTCTTATTAATAAAAATGGGGAATCGAAGGGTCAGTCCCCGATTCCCCCAAACGAAGATGACAGCACAACCACTGTAGCAGGTGGTTATTTTGGTACTTACGTAGATATTGATGGCGGTAGTAATAAAAATGAATATGATTTAATTAGACGTTATAGAGATATGGCGTTGCATCCAGAATGCGACTCTGCTATAGATGAAATAGTAAATGAGTTTGTAGTTACAGATGCAAATGATTCTCCCGTAGAGATCGAACTTTCTAATTTAGATATTGCTGATTCTATAAAATCTAAAATTAGACAAGAATTTACCCACATAAAATCTTTACTAAACTTCGATAAAAGAGCACACGAAATTATACGAAGTTGGTACATTGATGGAAGAACTTATTATCACAAAGTAATAGATTTAGATAATCCAAAGAAAGGAATTTTAGAGCTAAGGTATATTGATCCTTTAAAGATACGAAAGGTAAGACATAAATTACAAAAAAATGATAACTCTCCAGATGCAATTAAGGGCACTGCTTTAGAATATGATTGGGGAGATTATGTAGATTACTACATTTATAATCCCAAAGGATTTTCAAATAATGTTTCAATATCAAGTAATTTTGATGTTTCAAATACGCAAGGTATTAAAATAGCATCCGATTCTATAGCTCATTGTAACTCTGGAATAGTTGATTTAAATAAAAAAACAGTTTTGAGTTTTCTACATAAAGCAATCAAGTCACTTAATCAGCTTCGCATGATTGAGGACTCACTTGTTATCTATAGATTATCTCGTGCTCCAGAACGTAGAATTTTTTACATTGATGTAGGCAACCTACCTAAGGTAAAAGCAGAGCAATACCTTCGTGATGTAATGGCACGTTATAGAAATAAACTGGTATACGATGCGACTACTGGAGAAATTCGTGACGACAAAAAGCATATGAGTATGCTTGAAGATTTCTGGCTTCCTCGCCGTGAAGGTGGTAGAGGAACTGAAATCTCTACTCTCCCAGGAGGACAAAATCTTGGTGAACTTAAGGATGTTGAGTATTTCAAAAAGAAACTTTATAACTCATTGAACCTACCACCTTCTCGTCTTACTGACGATAACAAAGGCTTCAATCTTGGTAAGACCACAGAGGTTCTTAGGGATGAACTTAAATTTGCTAAATTCATTGGTCGTCTTCGCAAACGTTTTTCGGAATTATTCAATGATATTTTAAAAACTCAATTAATTTTAAAGGGTATCATTACTCCAGAAGATTGGGATGATATGGAAGATCATATTCAATATGATTTTCTATTTGATAATCATTTCAATGAATTAAAAAATGTTGAGCTGATGAAAGAAAGAATGGGATTGATTACTCAAATGGATCCTTTTGTTGGCAAGTATTTCTCATTAGAATATCTCCGTAGACATATACTAATGCAAACTGAAACTGAATATAAAGATATAGATAAACAAATGCGTAAAGATATTAAATCTGGAGTTGCAATTAGCCCCTCAGATTCTATGGCATTGGATACTATGTCTAGACAGAATGATGCATTTGCTCCAGAAATACAAAATGCTCAATCCGAATTAGACGCGGAAAGACAAGCAAAGATTCAAAAAAATACAAAAAATACTAAATAATAAAAATACACCTTGTTAAATTAATATTATGTCAACATCAAGAGATATAGTTGATTTACTTTACGATAAAAAAAGATCAGATGCATTAGACAAAATTAATGATTTGATGATGACAAAAGCATCGCAAGCATTAGATGATTATAAAAAAATCGTAGCATCAACATTTTTCGACGAACCAGTAGATACCCCAGAGGACTAATGAAACTCATCACAGAAAATATAGAAGAGATTAACGTTCTAACCGAAGAAAAAAACGGTAAGAAAAATTTATACATTGAAGGTATTTTTCTTCAATCTGAAACAAAAAATCGTAATGGAAGAATTTATCCATTCAATGTTTTAGATAAAGAAGTTAATAGATACAATGAAGAGTATGTAAAAGCTGGAAGAGCACTCGGTGAACTCGGACATCCAGATGGTCCTTCTGTTAATTTAGATAGAGTATCTCATAAAATTGTAGAGCTTCGTTCAGAAGGTACAAATTTTTATGGCAAAGCTAGAATCTTAGATACTCCAATGGGAAAGATTGCAAAATCTCTTATTGATGAAGGAGTAAAACTCGGAGTTTCTTCAAGAGGCATGGGTTCTTTGGAAGAAAAAAACGGAGCTAAATATGTTAGAGATGATTTCATGTTAGCTACCGCAGCGGATATCGTAGCAGATCCTTCCGCTCCTGATGCTTTCGTACAAGGAATCATGGAAGGAAAGGAATGGATTTGGGACAACGGTATTCTAAAAGAATATAGAGTTTCTGAATATAAAAAATATATTTCCGAAGCAACGAGAACAAATTTAGAAGAAAGAAAATTAAAAGCTTTTCATTCTTTTATCTCAAATCTCTAATTTAATAAATAATCATAGAATAATTATCAGAAATACGGGGAAACTCAAATGTCAGATATGTTAAACGAAAAGTTTGTGGATTTCGTAACTGAAAAAGGAATCATTAAAGAAGCTGGAGATCCAATGCCTACAGTTTCCGCATCAGTTATTCCTGGTGGCGCACATTCTGCTCCTGGTCAAGTTAGCGATGCTCAAACAAGAGGTGGTGGAAAAGATCCACAACCAACAGTAACAACCAAAGCGGTTGCTCCTTATCACCAATCGGTCACAGATCTTGGAGGAACTTCAACAACTCCTCACGAACATGATGATGATGGAGAAGAAAATCCTGGCGCTAAAGCTGCTGCTCCTGTAGGAGCTAAGGCTGCTCAAAGCGATGGTACTGCTCAAACTGCCAACATCCATGATGCTGGAGAGATGGGCAAGACTCCAACTGTTGGTGTACAAGTTGCTTACGGAACACACACTGGTCCTAATGTAACTTATCCAATCAAGCCCTCTTTTGAAGAACTTGATCTTTCTGGAGATGTTGCAGCTCTGACAGAAGGAGAAGATCTATCGGAAGATTTTAAATCTAAAGCAAAAACTATTCTTGAAGCTGCCGTATCGGCAAAGCTAAGAGAAGAGTATGCAAAATTAGAAGAATCTTTTGAAGCTAAATTACAAGAGCAAGTAGAAGCCATGAAAGCTGAGCTTGCCGAAGAAATTGAAGGCACTTTAAATTATGCAATTACTACTTGGGTTGAAGAAAATCAAGTAGGTATTGATCGTGGTCTTCGTAATGAAATTACGGAAGATTTTATTGCTGGATTTGTTAACCTATGCAAAGAGCATTGGATTACTATTCCAGAAGAAAAATCTGATCTTGTTGAAGAGATGTCAGACGAGCTTTGTGAGATGGAATCACGCCTCAACGAACAAATTGAGCGTAATATTGAATTAAATAATCGTCTTGCTGAGTCAACTAAAGTCGTAATCCTAAATCAAATTTCGGAAGGACTTGCAGATACTCAAAAAGAAAAACTTGCTTCCCTAGCTGAAGGAGTAACTTTCGAAACAGCAGAGAAATTTGCTGAAGCAGTAAAAACTCTAAAAGAGTCATACTTCCCTCAATCAGTTACTAAAGAAGTAAGTGACGAAACTCCAGTAGAAGGCGATTCGGTAACACCAGCGATGGCTGCTTACCTAAACGCTATCTCTCGCTGGAAGTGAGATATAATATAAATATTAGCAAACCCATACAATACTTTTCAAAACAACAAGGAGAAACAAATGTTTAACGCTAGACTTCTCCAGGAAAAGTGGGCTCCTGTTTTAAATCATTCTGAAGCTCCAATGATTCAGGATCGTTATAAGCAGGCTGTTACCGCAGTTCTCCTGGAAAACCAAGAAAGAGCCATCCGCGAAGAGCGTGGCATCCTTAATGAGGTTGCTGTAAACTCACTCGGTGCTACCACCATTTCACCTACTGGTTCAGCTCTATCATCTACCAACACTGCTGGTCTCGCTGGTTTCGATCCTATCCTAATCAGCCTAGTACGTCGTGCTATGCCTAACCTCATGGCTTATGACATCTGTGGTGTTCAGCCAATGAGCGGTCCAAACGGACTTATCTTCGCTATGCGTTCACGTTACGAAGATCAAGCTGGCGAAGAGGCACTCTTCAACGAGCCAGATACTGGATTCTCTGCTAGCTATGATGCTACTACTGGAGCTTACACTCCTCGTACTGGCGCTGGCGTTGGTGGCGATTCGGAAGGCAACAACCCTGCTCTTCTTAATGATGCTACCCCTGGTACTTACGAAGTTGCTCGTGGCATGAGCCGTGAGAATCTTGAAAAAATGGGCGAATCGGGTCGTCTCTTCCGTGAGATGAGCTTCAGCATTGAGAAGACTTCAGTTACCGCTAAGTCAAGAGCCCTCAAAGCTGAGTACACCCTAGAACTCGCTCAAGACCTCAAGGCTATTCATGGTCTTGATGCTGAGCAAGAACTTGCCAACATTCTTTCGAGTGAAGTTCTTGCTGAGATCAACCGCGAAGTTGTTCGTACTGTTTATACAGTTGCTAAGAAGGGTGCTCAGAACAACGTTGCTACCGCTGGTGTATTTGACCTCGACGTTGATTCAAACGGTCGTTGGTCAGTTGAAAAGTGGAAGGGTCTTCTCTTCCAAATCGAGAGAGATTGTAACGCTATTGCTCAAGACACTCGTAGAGGCAAGGGTAACTTCCTCATCTGCTCAGCTGACGTTGCTTCAGCTCTAGCGATGGCTGGTGTACTCGATTACTCCTCAGGTCTAAATGGCGCTGGTGGTCCTTCCATCGGTCAAGTTGATGACACTGGCAACCTTGCTGTTGGCACCATCAACGGTCGTATCAAGGTATTCGTTGATCCTTATTCAGCTAACATTTCCGACAAGCATTACTATGTTGTTGGTTATAAGGGTACTTCACCTTATGATGCTGGTCTCTTCTATTGCCCATACGTACCTCTCCAGATGCTACGTTCGATCGACCCTAACACCTTCCAGCCAAAGATTGGCTTCAAGACCCGTTATGGTATGGTCAGCAACCCATTCGTAACCACCAACGGTGCTTACAATGGTACTCCAGATGGCGAGACCCTCACCGCTGGTTCAAACATGTACTACAGACGTGTACAAGTTACCAACCTCATGTGAGTCATCACTGAGTTTACTAGACCCCCAAACGGGGGTCTTTTTTTATGCAAATAAATATAAGATATACAAAAGAGAATAATTCATGTCTGCTAATTGGTATAACGAGCAAATAAGTAATAGAAATTATTTGTCTCCAATTGGATTTAAATTAAATTTAGAATTATTTAAAGGTGTAGATTTTTTCTGTCAGAAGATTAATTTGCCTGGTGTTAATATGCCAGTAACAGAAGTTCCAACTAGATTTAGATCAATACCTATAGTTGCTGGAGGTGGAGTATCATTCGACGAATTGGTAATTAATTTTATAGTCGATGAAGAATTAATAAATTACAAATCAATACTTAATTGGATTTTGAAAAATGGTGCTGCAAATGGACATCCAAATATACCAGAAATAGAATATTCAAATGCTCAACTAGAAATACTATCTTCAAATTTTAATACGTTACATGTTATTGATTATGAAAATATATTTCCAATATCTTTAACACCATTAGAATTTGATTCTACTTCGGAAAGTTCCGAATACTTTGTTGCTTCAGCAACCTTTAAATTTACAAACTTTACTATTAGAGATAAAAATTTTAAATTATGAAATTTGATGATATAAAAACTTTATTTAATAACATTAGATCACAATGGGATCAAGATTCCAAAATAGATTTCGAATTCAAAAATAAATCATATTCAGCTGACTTAGCTCAACTATCTTTAGACATACCATTTCAACATAACAAGTACTTAAATTTCTATACAGATTTAACACAAGTTAAAACATCATTAGAATTTGAAATAAAAAAATTAATAAAAGAAAAAAGAGAATATTATTCTGGAGAGGCTGATGCAAAAGTATATGCAGAAAAGCCATTTGGAGCTAGCATAAAAACAGCAGAAAAAATGAAAGTTTATTTAGAATCTGATGAAGATATAATTAATTTAGAAGCTAAAATATTATTTGTAAATCAAATATTACATTACTTAGACAACGTATTGAAGATGATTTCGCAAAGAAATTATCACATAAAAAATGCAATTGAATGGGAAAAATTTATTAACGGTACTACTTAATGTCTAAAATTATAATAACAAAAAAGAATGAGGTGTATTATAAATTAAATGCAGAACCTCATATTCATCATGAACTATCAGACTATTTTTCTTTTGAAGTTCCAGAAGCAAAATTTTTAAAAAGAAATCCTAAGTATCGTTATTGGGATGGGACTATTCACTTATATTCTCCAGGAACTGGCGAACTATATGGTGGGTTGTTGCCTCACTTAAAAGAATGGTGTCAAGAAAGAAAATACAATTTAGAATATATAAAAAATGAATGGTATGGAGATGTAGAAGAAACTAATGATTTAATTTCTCCTGGTGGAATTAAAGTGTTTATGGATAAGATCTGTAAATATGCTCCAAGAGATTATCAATATGCTACAGTATACAAAGCATTAAAGAATAATCGTGGATTGTTTTTATCTCCTACAGGATCTGGAAAGTCTTTGATGATTTATAGTATCGTTAGATATTATGTTGCTACGGATAAAAAAATTCTACTTATCGTTCCAACTACTTCATTGGTTGAACAGATGCTAAAAGACTTTAAAGATTATGGATGGAATGCAGAAGAATACTGCCACACAATTTATTCTGGTAAGGATAAAAACACTAATAAATCTGTTGTTATTTCCACATGGCAATCCATATATAAATTCCCTAAAAGATATTTTGATGACATTGATTGTGTGATTGGCGACGAAGCACACCTATTTAAATCTAAATCACTTACTGGTATTATGACTAAACTACATAATGCTAAGTATCGCTTTGGGTTTACTGGTACTCTTGATGGCAGTAAAACTCATAAGTGGGTATTGGAAGGATTGTTTGGATCATGCGAAAAAGTAACCAAGACAGATGACCTAATTAAAAAAGGTCACTTGTCTAATTTTCGTATCAAGATCCTTGTGTGTAAGCACGAGTACCAGTATTTTGAAGACTATCACTCCGAAATGGAATACTTGGTTAATCACAAGAAGCGTAATAATTTAATTAAAAATCTTGTGTGTGACATCGAGGGTAACACATTAGTTTTGTTTAACTATGTTGAAAAGCATGGTATGCCATTGTTTGATTTAATAAATACTGCTATAGGTGAAGATCGTAAGGTTTTCTTTGTCCATGGTTCAACTGATGTTGATGATAGAGAACTAGTTAGATCTATCACTGAACAAGAAAATAATGCTGTAATTATTGCATCTTACGGAACCTTTAGTACTGGCATTAATATCAAAAAACTTCATAACATTATCTTTGCTTCTCCATCTAAATCACGAGTAAGGAATCTACAATCTATTGGTAGAGTATTACGTAAAGGGGAAGGGAAAGATATTGCTACTCTTTACGATGTTGCTGATGATATCTCTAGTGATTGTAAAGCAAATTATACTTTTAATCACTTAGTAGAAAGAATTAAAATTTATCAAGAAGAGAATTTTAAATACGAAATTATAAAGGTAAATTTAAAATGATGGAAGAAGAATTTTACTCAACAATTAAATTATCTTCTGGTGAAGAAATAATTGCAAAAGTTTGTTACTTACCAGAAGAAGAAAGTATATTAGTAGAGAACCCTAAATTAGTTGACTCTAAAAATACAAATAAAAATGGGAAACAAGTCAATGGGTTTATATTAAAAGATTGGATTAATTCTACTTATGATAATATGTTTGTAATAAAAATGAATCAAATAATTACAATGACAGAATTAGATGAAAGAATACAGGAATATTATTTAACAAACATTAATAAAAATTATGTACCTGAAGATAGTATTAATGTAAAACCAAATACTTTTAGTAATAGAATGGGGTACTTAGGATCAGTTAGAGAAACTAAAAAGTATCTAGAAAATATATTTAATATAAGTTAAGAACCTTTAAAACTTAAAGACTTAATGTTTTCAACCCTGAACAGAGTTATTATACTGAGTTTCTGAGGTTTTGTCAAGTGTGTTAAGTTTATGGGGATCTCTTGACAAATTTTTGATTCTGGTGTATAGTGTTACAAGAATCAACATTTACAGATATGGTATATGGCAAAATTAAAAACAGAAAATTATGTTAACAACAAAGAATTTTTAGAGGCTTTATTAATATTTAAAAAATCTGTAAATGAAGCTAAAGAAAACAATTCAGCTCGCCCAAAAATTCCCAATTACATTGGAGAATGTTTTTTAAAAATAGCTACACACCTATCATATAAACCAAATTTTGTCAATTATCCTTTTAGAGAAGATATGATTAGTGACGGTATTGAAAATTGTGTTCAATACATTGACAACTTTGATCCAGAGAAATCAAAAAATCCATTTGCATATTTTACGCAAATTATTTGGTTTGCTTTTCTTAGAAGAATTTCTAAAGAAAAAAAACAACTAGATATAAAAAATAAACTTCTGGAAAAATCTGGGTATGATGAAGTGATGCATACTGATAACTATGGTTCTGATATGTTAGATATGAATTCTAATTATTCTGATATGGGAACTATAAAAGAAAATATTGAAGTTAGAATGAGTAGGTGAAGTATGACAATAGCGTTAATAACAGATCAACATTTAGATGGTCGTAAAGGAAGTATTATTTTTTGGGAATACTTTAAGGAGTTTTACGATAATGTCTTTTTTCCGACACTTGAGGAACGAGGTATATCAACTGTTATCGACCTCGGAGATACATTCGATAATCGCAAGAACATTGATTTTAATGTTTGGAATCGTATTCGTTCTTATTATTTTGACCGTCTCCGTGATCTTAATATTACCGTTCATATGATTACTGGTAATCATGATGTCTACTATAAAAACACCAATAATATTAATTCCCCAGATCTTCTTCTTTCTGATTATAATAATATTATTGTCTACTCTAATCCAACCACAGTAAATATTGAAGGTACAGATATCTGTATTCTTCCGTGGATCAATAATGAAAATTATGATGAGACCATGGAAGTCATCAAAAATACCAAAGCTAAAATTGCTATGGGGCATCTTGAATTAAATGGATTCGAAGTTTCTGTTGGTATGCCTCATGAAGGAGGTTTGAATCCAGATATATTTTATAAATTCAAACAAGTATTTTCAGGACATTTTCATCACAAATCATCTAAAGGTAATATTACTTACCTTGGTAATCCGTATCAAATGTTCTGGAATGACTACAAAGACGAACGAGGATTTCATCTCTATGAACCAGCGACAAATAAATTACAGCGGATCAAGAACCCTTATGAGATTTTCAAGAAAATCTATTACAATGATTCTTCTGATTCTGGTTTCAGCATCAATCCCAGTGACTATGCAAATTCTTTTGTCAAGGTTATCGTAGAAAATAAAACTGATGTATATAAATTTGAAAAAACTATTGAGTCTTTATACGAAGCAAATGTCTATGATTTAAAAATTGTAGAAAATTTTTCCACAACAATAAATGATGACTACGAAATAGATGATATAGAAATAAAAGACACTTTATCTTTATTGAATGAATATATTGAAGAAATGGAAATTGGAGTCAATAAAAAATCTCTAAAGTCCTTAATGAAATCTCTATATATTGAGAGTTGCGAAACTATACAATAAAGATAAATGTACATTCTTACTTTAGAAACAAACTCGGAAGGAGTTTATTGTATAAAAGATGATTATGGTGATCAAATAATTCCTATATTTGAAGATGAAGATGACGCTTCTAGATATTTTTTTATGTTGGAAGAATCTGATAGTACAGTCCCTCCTCTTCAAATAGTTGAAGTTGATGAAGATGTTTTAATACCAGCTTGTGAATCCAGAAATCAAAAATATGTTATAATCACTACCGATGATTTTATTATTCCTCCAAAAGATTTAATATGATTGTATTTAAAAAAATTAGATGGAAGAATTTTCTTTCTACTGGAAACGTTTTTACTGAAATCGATTTAGTTGAAAATAAAACTAATTTGATTGTGGGACAAAATGGAGCTGGAAAGAGCACTATTTTGGATGCATTGACGTTTGCATTATTTGGAAAACCTTTTAGGAAAATTAATAAACCGATGCTAGTTAATAGCATCAATGACAAAGATTGTTTGACAGAGATTGAGTTTACTATAGGAAAGAATAATTTTTTAATCAAACGAGGATTAAAACCATCTGTGTTTGAGATATATCAAAACGGAAAGATGCTTGACCAAACTTCTTCTAGTATTGATAATCAAAAACAATTAGAGCAAAACATTCTTAAGATGAATTACAAATCATTTACTCAGATTGTAGTTCTTGGATCTTCTACGTTTGTTCCATTCATGAGATTGCCGTTAGCTTCTAGAAGAGAAATTATTGAGGACATTCTCGACATTCAAATTTTTTCTGTCATGAATGCCAACCTTAAAGAGAAACTTAAATTTGCTAACGATGATATTAAAGATCGTGATTATCAAATAGATCTTCTTGAAGAAAAAGTTACGATGCAGAAGAACTTCATTGTCAACCTTGATCTTCAAAATCAAAACGACATTCAGGAAAAAAATAATAAAATTGTTCACCTTACAGGTCTTGAACAAGAAGTTAATGTCAAGCTAAAAGAACTTGATGAACAAAGAAATACTTCAAGCAAAGAAATTGAAAATTTTGCTACTGCTACAGGCAAACTTAGAAAGCTTGGTAATCTTCGTGGTAAGATTCAGCAGAAGTTTACCACCCACAAAAAAGAACATCAGTTTTTTACGGAGAACACCACTTGCCCAACCTGCACACAGCACATTAGCGAAGACCTTCGGGATGCTAGGGTATCTGAGATCATGAATTCTATTAAAGAACTCAAGCAGGGCATGGAAGAAATGGAGTTGGCAATTAAATTGGAAGAAGAGCGTGAATACAAATACACTGAATTGAGTCAACAATTGACTAGTATTTTTAACGAAATTCAAATCCAACAATTTCAAATCAGTTCCTATCAATCACAGATTCAAGATCTTCAACGAGAAATTTCTCAACTACAGAACAATAACTCTAATCGCAACGAAGAAGACTCTAAACTCCAGGGTTTGGAAAAAGCATTACATGAAGCAAAAGATCAAATGGTATCGGTTAAAGAAGAACGAGATTGTCTTCTTGTTGCAAATCAATTATTGAAAGATAACGGAATTAAAACTCGTATCATAAAGAAATATTTGCCAGTGATGAATAAACTCATCAATGAATATCTTCAAAACATGGACTTCTATGTTAACTTTACATTGAATGAAAATTTTGAAGAAACAATTAAGTCACGTTATAGAGATGTGTTTTCTTATGAATCTTTTTCTGAAGGAGAAAAAGCTAGAATTGATATTTCTCTTCTGCTTACTTGGAGAGCTATTGCTAAACTTAAGAATAGTGTGGATACTAACCTCTTAGTTTTAGATGAAATCTTTGATGGATCTTTGGATCAAAATGGTACTGGTGAGCTTGGATGGATTCTCCGAAACTTTGACAAGAATACAAATGTCTTTGTGATATCACATAAAGAAGGAATGGTTGAAAAATTTGATAAAACTATTAAGTTTGAAAAAATTAAAAACTATAGTGTCCCTAGTGTGACAACTGTAGAACTGGCACAGGAGGGGTGAGGACCCCTCCTTTTTTTGTGTATACTGACTTCAGTTCGAAACAAATTCCATGTCGGTCAACCATGAAGTCAAGGGTCAGCTTGCCAAACTGCTGGCAACCGAGAACCTCATTATCGAGCACAAGAAGGTGCCTACAGCTTGCTTTGATGTCCTTAACCGTGTCTTGACCCTTCCTATCTGGAATAGGGCTTCTAGCGTCGTATATGACCTTCTGGTGGGGCATGAAGTTGGACATGCACTCTATACGCCCAACGAAGATTGGACTAAGAAAATTTCTTCTAATGTTCCTAAAGATTATGTGAATGTAGTTGAAGATGCTCGCATCGAAAAACTAATGAAGCGTAAGTTTCCTGGTCTTGCTCGTACCTTTTATAATGGGTATAGTGAATTGAATCGGGATGACTTCTTCGGTATTGCCGATGAAGATATGTCAAAACTAACATTGATTGATCGAATTAATCTTCACTTTAAAATTGGTGCATATGCTTGCATCCCATTTAAAGAACCTGAACAGCATTTTGTAGAGATGATTGATGGTGCGGAAACATTTGATGATGTTCTTCGTATTTGTGAAATGCTTGTTGAATATATCAAGGACAATCAAGTTGACTCCATGCCTAGTTTTTCTGGAGAATTTTCGGAAGATCAACAAGCCTCTTCTAATTCTGGCACCCAACAACAAAATAATAATCAATCTGAACTAGAGGGCTCTGGGAATTCTATTCCCAATCAAGAATCGGAAAGTCAGGATGGAGAGAATAAAGAACAAGATGAATCAGACTCCGTTCAAGATTTTGGTGGAAGGAGTGGTTCTGGTCCAGAAGAAAAGCAATCAGATGAAACAGTTTCTAAAACTCAACAGAATTTTGATGATCAAGCACAAAAACTTACTGCTGGTTCTTTTCAAGAAACCTATTATGTAGAGCGTCCTGTCCTTGATATTAAAAAAGTTGTTGTTCCTTGTGACACCCTAGTTAAATATGTAAATCAATCTTGGCAACCAGTTTCTGAAGACAGCTTTAAACAATCTGATAAAACATATAATGAATATCGTTCAGAATCTCAGAAAGAAGTAAATTATCTGGTTAAAGAATTTGAAATGAAAAAATCTGCAGATGCTTATCAACGAATGGCAACTGCTCGTACTGGAGTTCTTGATACTAAGATGCTTCATACTTACAAATATAATGACGACATTTTTCGTAAGGTGTCTGTAATTCCTGATGGCAAAAATCATGGATTGATTTTTGTTCTTGATTGGTCTGGATCTATGACAGACTATCTTTTGGACACTGTAAAACAATTGTTCAATCTTATTTGGTTCTGTAAGAAAGTTCAGATTCCTTTTGAGGTTTATGGGTTTACTTACGAATGGTCTAATGGCTATGTCAATTCAAATTATAAGTCTACTGAATTGTATACTCGTCGTGATGGAACTATCAGTGTTCATCGTCAGTTTTCACTATTGAATTTTATTAGTTCTTCTGTTAACAATAAAGTTCTTGATAATGCTATGCTCAACTTGTGGCGTCTTGCGTATCGAGAAGATAAAAATACATATGATCGATATTCGTATAGTTGTCCTCATGGGCTTGATTTGAGTGGTACTCCTCTCAATGAATCTATTATTGCATTGCATCAAATTATTCCAGACTTTAAAACAAAAAAGAAAGTTCAGAAGATCAATGTCGTCATTCTCACCGATGGCGAGGCTAATAATATTAATTATGATGTGGATCTTAAAAGTCGTTATGGTACTGGAAGATCTGGTCTTGGAACAAATTACTTGAGTAGTATTAATGCATTGCGTGATAGGAAAACTGGTAACGTGTATCGAAATTTTTCTAATACTTGCGTTGACAGTGTAACCACTATTCTTCTAGAAAATTTGAAACATAATTTTCCAGAAGTAAATCTAATTGGCTTTAGGATTGTTGGTGGTAGTTCATTTTCGTATTTGTATCGAGAAATGCATAGTTGTTCTATTAATAAAATTAAAAATCCAGAAGAAGTAATGAAGATTTGGAGAAAAGAAAAAACATATGAAATTAATGGTATTGGATATGATGCTTTGTATATGATTTCTTCCAGTAATCTATCTTCTTCTAATACTGCATTTGAAGTTCAAGATGATTCAGATGTTGCTGATATTGGCAAAGCATTT